GGGGGTGGGGGTGGGGGTGGTAACTGTACAGGAGGCTGCAACAATCGAGGTGGCGGCGGTGGTGCTGGTGGTGGGCTTAGATATGTAAACAACATATCCGTGACATCGGGTAACTCATATACAGTTGTGGTTGGTGCTGGCGGGACGGCACTTTTGGGACAGAACCGTGGTAATGGTGGTGCTGGTGGGGCTTCTTCTTTTGCAGCTACAGTTTTAATAGCCACAGGTGGTGGTGGTGGGCCAAGTGGGGGTGGCACTGCCATAGGGGGTTCCGGTTCCGGTACTGGTTCTGCTGGCGGTGACGGGGGTTTCGGAGGTACTGTAGTTGGTAGTCAAACCAGCAATGCAGGCGGTGGAGGAGGCGCAGGCGGATATTCTGGCGATGGCGGTATTGGTGGAGGTGCTGGTGGCGGCTGTGCTAGAACCAACGGTGCTGGTGGTGGCGGCGCAGGCGGTGCAGGGGGGCAGCCACCTACAGGAGGCGGAGGTTTAGGTATATTAGGGGGAGGTAGTAGTGGGGCTAGTAGTGGGGCTGGCGGTTCTGGTGGCGCAAACGGAGTAGCGGGCATCATGGGCAACGCAATACGTCCAAGCGGCGGGGCCTATGGCGGCGGCGGAGCGGGGAAAATTTCATCTAGCAGTCAGCCAGACAGCGGTTTGGGTGCTTCAGGTGCAGTTCGCATCATGTGGCAGGGAGACGCTCGTTCGTTTCCATCAACTAGTGCAGGAGCGCCTTAAATGACTAATCTTTTTATTCAGGTTGAGAACAGCTTACCAATCAATCATCCTGCATACGAAAGTAACCTTGTTGATGCCTTTGGCTCCGTACCGGCAAATTGGGAACCTTTCATCCGTGTGGAGCGCCCGACAGTCACACTCTATCAGATAATAGACAGCGAAGATCCTGTTTACACACAAGTAGCAGGCGGCTGGACGGACGTGTGGGCGCTACGGGAAATGTCCGCAGAAGAGAAAGCAGCTAAACAGCAAGCAGTAAAAGATGCTTGGGCCATAAGTAATCAGGCTGCGAACTGGGTTGCTTGGTTATTTGACGAAGCGACTAACGCATTTGTACCACCCATTCCGCGTCCAGCTACAGGCAACTACCGCTGGTCAGGTGCAGATAATAACTGGAGGGAAGCACCATCAATGCCAGAAACAGGTGGCCCGTACAAATTTGACTTCACGCAATGGGTTTGGGTTGCAGGTATGAAAGTAGCCAAGAAGCCTAAAGTTTGCAAAGCTGTTGAAGCCGTGGTAGCGCAGGCGCAACTAAGTGTGGCGCATCATTTTCCTACACCGATTTACTTAGTCGAGCGTCCGGACTTTCTGGAAACAGTCTCGGCTGTCTCAGATGAATACCTTGCGGTAACTCGCAAAGCACAAACGCTAAATGAGCTTTATCCTGTCGTTATGTCGGGTAGTTATTTTGGCGACGAACGCATGAAGACGTTTTCAGAATTTGTTGGTATGACTGCGTGGAATATTCTTGCTGACCAAGGCTACACCATGCAGGACAAGGCGGTGTCGTTTATGGAGATGTGGTCGCAAGAGCATCACAAGCACTCTGCAATGGATCAACACGTTCATGGTTACGGCTCGCAGATCGTTGGGTTCTACTTCCTTGAAACACCAGATGATTGCTCACGCTTAGTGATCCACGACCCTCGCGCTGGCAAAGTGCAGATTGACCTACCCGAGCAGGATATGAACGCGGCCAGCCCCGCCAGCAAGATGATTAACTTTACGCCGAAGCCGGGGTTGATGGTGTTTATGAACGCTTGGCTGGCGCACTCATTTACTCGTCACGCGGCGGAGACTCCTATTAAGTTCGTGCATTTTAATTTGAGTGTGATTGCAGCCCCGCAAGCCGCAATGCCAGAAGTTGAAGTTATATGAGCCTTTTCCATATTAGGTTCAATAAGTCTCGGGGCCAAGCAGGTCGCGGTACGATGGATCATGTCTGGCGCGTATTTGAAAACGGTAAGGAACGGTTGTTTAAAAACCTCAATATTACCGTCCCAATTAAGAGTGAAAAAGACGCTAACGGGGTAGACTACAACATTGTCTGNGCTGGGGAATTGTTTATTGATCGNGAAACATCAACCGCCCATATCGGAACACCCGCTAAACATGATGCGGTAACNGAAACAAAGCAAGCTGGCTTCCCCTCAGAAGTTAACTGGCCTGTAGCACCGTAAGCTAGAAAATGCAGCTAGACTCGAACTGGAGATTGATCCTCAAAAAAGCGTGGTCAGTTCGATTGATTCTGCTTAGTGGGCTGCTGTCTGGGTTGGAAGTAGCGTTACCTATTATCCGCGAAGCCCTCGAACCTTTGCAAATCGTACCTACTGGGGTATTTGCGGGGGTAGCTTTAGTGACCACAATGGCTGCGGTCATAGCTAGGGTGGTTGCACAACCGGGAATTTAAATGGCCTTGACCACAAACCAAAAGCGCGGCGGGGCGGCAGTCGTAATTGCTGGGGCTTCACTGCTATCGTTTGTGGCGCTGTGGGAGGGCGATGAGCGCACGGCTTATGCGGACAAGTTAGCCTATGGAGTTCCTACCGTTTGCAACGGTCACACCGGGCCCGAAGTCAAGGTTGGGGATGTTTGGAGTAAGGCGCGTTGTGACGCAATTTTAATCAAGAATGTTGAAAAACACGGTTTGGGGTTACTCAATTGCGTGACCGTCCCGCTAAACCAGAACCAATACAACGCACTTGCAGCTTGGAGTTTTAATGTCGGCGTAGGCGCGGCTTGCGGGTCAACCCTTGTCAAACTACTTAATCAAGGCCACTACACAGCCGCCTGCGATCAGTTGATGCGTTGGAATAGGGCTGGCGGGGTTGTGGTGCGAGGTTTGACAAATAGACGCACTGCTGAACGGGCGATATGTCTTAGGCCTATTATTCCTACTTTAGGAGCCATAGCATGATATTTAGTCTGTACGCACGTTTGTTTTTAGCGGGGGTGGTAGTGGTGGCGCTAGCCGGAGGTAGCTGGAAGTCTTACTCAATGGGCAAAGCGTCGGTTCAAGCCGCATGGAATGCAGACAAGTTGGTGCAAGCCACCGCTATAATAAAAGCTGAGCAAGCTGCCCGCGCCGTTGAGCAAGTCTTAATTGTAAAAAACCAAAAGGTTGCCAATGACTACCAAGTTGAAAAGAAGCGTCGGGTTGCTGCTGCTGTTATTTCTGCTGACCGCTTGCGCCAACTCGAACTTGCAGCCTCCGCGACCATCACAGCCAGCGCAGATACCCCCACCACCAGCGGAAATTATGGTGACCCCAGACCTCTCATCATTGCCCAATGTGCCAGAGCTATTACAAAGTTGGACGAAGCTGTTAAAGGATTGGCAGGCCAGACAGGTGCTCTGCAAGACTACGCCGCAAACGTGTGTATAAATACTCGGTGACCAAAGCCCATCATGCCACTCCAAAAAATACTGTTTAAGCCCGGTCTAAATAGGGAAAACACACGCTATACAACTGAAGGCGGATGGTTTGAGTCCGATAAAATTCGCTTCCGCCAAGGCAACCCTGAGAAAATAGGTGGGTGGACACAGTACACGAGCAATACGTTTTTAGGTGTATGCCGTTCTCTTTGGAACTGGGTTACTCTTGGGTTCTTAAATTTAGTTGGTGTGGGCACTAATTTAAAGTTTTACATTATTCAGGGTGGCCTATACAAAGATATTACGCCTATCCGGACATACGACTATTCCAGTACGTTGACTAACCCGTTTACTTCCGTGAACGGCTCGGCGGTTATTACTGTTACGCATACGAGCCACGGAGCCAATACAGGGAGACATTGTTACTTATAGCGGTGCAACAGGCTTAGGCGGGCTTATCACGGCGGCAGTATTAAATAAAGGGCATACCGTTACCTATGTGGATGCAAATTCTTATACCTTCGTTGCGTCAGCTACGGCTAATGCGGCAGATGTATCAGGCTCTCCCGGTGGCGGCGCAGTAGTAGCGGCATACAACATATACGCCGTATTACTAGGTAGTAATCCTTTTGTAGCAACTAACGGCTCTGCAACTATTACGGTAACGGCGGCTGCACACGGTGGTATTACGGGTGATTTCGTTACCTTTACGGAGGCAACGGGGTTGGGTGGGCTTATCACGGCGGCAGTGCTGAATTCCGAATATCAGATAACCGTTACCAATGCGAATACGTACACGTTTATTGCTTCCGCTATTGCCAATGCTACAGATGCGTCAGGCTCACCCGGTGGGGGCACAGTTCGGGCCGCTTACCAAGTTAATACCGGGCCAGATGCACAAGTACCGCAAATAGGGTGGGGTGCAGGTACGTGGGGTTCTGGTGTGTGGGGTACAGGTGGAATCTCTGTTTCGGCTCTAAGAATCTGGAACCAGCATAACCTTGGGCAAGATTTAGTTTTCGGCCCCCGTGGGGGTGGTATTTATTATTGGAATGCTGATTTGGGGGTAAACACGCGGGGGGTTAACTTACGAACCCTAGGCGATGAAAGCGCACCCTTATTCCAGAACAATATTATTATTTCTGACACGTCTAGGTTCACGCTTGTTTTTGGAACAAACGATTATGGCTCTGAAACTATAAATCCACTTTTGATCCGTTGGTCTGGACAAGAAGACCCGTTTACTTGGACACCTTCTATAACCAATCAAGCAGGTAGCGTCACCCTATCTAGTGGTTCGCAAATAGTCTCTACCATACAGACACGCCAAGAGATACTGGTATTTACCGATCAAGCGCTGTATTCACTCCAGTACCTTGGCCCACCTATTGTTTGGGGCACGCAGATTCTAGGTAACAACATATCTATCATAGGTACAAATGCCGTTGCGCTGGCATCGGGTGCAGTTTACTGGATGGGTACGGATAAATTTTACGTGTACGATGGCCGCGTACAAACGCTTAATTGCGACTTGCGGCGTTACGTATTTAATGATATCAACCTGTCCCAAAACCAGCAGATATTTGCCAATACAAACGAAGGGTTCAATGAAGTTTGGTGGTTCTACTGTTCTAAAAATAGTACTACGGTAGACAGATATGTTATCTATAACTACTTGGAGAAAGTCTGGTACTACGGCACAATGGCTAGAACGGCATGGCTAGATTCCGGCTTACTTGATTTCCCTATTGCTGCTACTTACAACAACAAAGTGTTGTATCAGGAAGACGGACTCGATGACGTTGAAACGGGTGTCCCCCAAGCTATAGAAGCGTACGTATCCTCTTCGGAGTTTGATATTGGGGACGGCCATAAGTTTGGTTTCATTTGGCGCGTATTGCCAGATTTAACATTTAACGGTAGTACTTCTGCGAATTCAATGGTGACTATGACCCTCTATGGGCTTGCTAATTCGGGTTCCGGGCAGACAAGTACCGCAGAAGCTAATGTTAATAGTAGTGCCGTAATCAATATAACGGAAGAATTCACCGGGCAGGTTTACACACGTATTCGGGCGCGACAAATGATCTTAAAAATGTCTTCTAATCAAATAGGTACAACATGGCAGCTAGGAGCTCCCCGTATAGACATTAGGCTTGACGGAAGGCGATAGATATGACTCAGCTAAACGTATCAACCCCCAGTCTTCCGGTTCCCCCGACTGAATACGAAAGTTCGTATTTTGACAAGTTCAACAACGTATTACGCTTATTTTTTAACCAACTAAACAGCATTGGCCCTATCGGTGTTGCTAGCCTTAATATTGACATTAGTACTTTGCCAACACAATTGAGCCTTGCTACCCTGAGAAGCGGTGACGTTTACCGCGATACCACAGCGGACAATGCGCTAAAAATTAAGCTTTAAACATGATAAACTTAAAAAACTCCCCTTCTAAGAGGCAAAAATTATGAGCCTGCATGTACTAGCCAATCAAATGGCCGCTAAAGGTCGCAAAGGCGATTCAATGCTGGTGCATATGACACCGGGCGAGGTTTATGGACTTCAGGCCTTAGCCGTAAAACATGGTGGGACGCTGACCATCAACCCTGATACAGGGCTACCAGAAGCAAATTTTCTTAAAAAGCTGCTACCTACACTTATAGGCGCGGGTCTTTCTTTTATTCCCGGTGTAGGCCCGTTGCTGGCGGCGGGGATTGTTGGGGGGTTTGAGACTTTACGTACTGGCGATATTGGTAAAGGTTTTATGGCGGGTTTGGGCGCTTATGGCGGCGCGGGACTAGTCGCAGGGGTTGCGGGGGCAGGGGCCGCATCGTTAGGTCGTGATGCTATTGCATCAACTACAGAGAATGTAGCAAGGCAGGGTCTTGAAGGTGCAGCGCGTGACGCAGCCATGCAACAAGGCGTAGCTAGCCAATTAGCTACACAAACACCGTTCGATCAAATATCTGCTGGGTTTGGGGCGGTTACAAAAGACGCTAGTTCGATGCTCGATTTTGCGAAAAAGTAATAAAAATATTTTANGCTCTTTAGCTTTACCAATGTTAGCTGGTCAAGCTGTAAAGGATCAAGGCCCGCAAACCGTTACTCAACCNGGCATGATTCGACCTTACGAATACAACCCTTACGGGGGCACATTTACGGCAGGCACACCCTACAAAGCCGCTAACGGTGGGTTGATGCAGTTAGATAAAAATAGCCCTCGTATGGCTGGCGGCGGAAGTGTGTCTTTCGCTGCTGGAGGGCAGACTGATTATTCATCCCTCGCCAATTCGCTCTATTCAGATACCCTTGGCCGCACTGGTGACGCAGAAGGCGTAAATTATTGGGCTAGTCA